TAGATACAGTAGATAAATTTTTACATCAAAATGAAAAAGGTTCTAGAACACAATTAGTTTGTCACGGAATAGACCCAGAGAGATTTAAAGATGCGATATTAGAAATATTATCAAAGTTTAAAGGATTACCGAAAGGTGATGTAAGACAAAAACTAGGTAATGCTGGTTTATGGATTACTTGGGTAGATGATAATGATATGGCTGAAGATTTAGATACTTTCTTTGATGGTGAATTTATGGGTTGGAGTTCAGGCCCTACTGCTGTTAGAGTTGCAATAGAAGAAAATAAAGATATAGATAACATCTATATGTTAGGATTTGATATGCCAAGAGATGGTAAAGTAAATAATGTGTATAAAGACACAGATTGTTACATTACTTCTGATTGTAAATATGTAAGTCCTATGAACTGGATAGAACAACACGAAAATAATTTTAAGAAATATCCAGACAAAAAGTTTTACAGAGTTATAGATGATGGTTCTGAAATACCAGAATGGTCAGACTATAACAATGTGAAAACAATCACCTACGGAAATATGTGGGGTAGAGTGGTTGTATAAATAACATTATATTATGATTAAGTGAAATAAAATAACATATAAAACATATAATAACATACGGAGATATAATATGTCATTAGATACTTTAAAAAAGTCTAATTCTTTAGACAAGATACTGGCTGCAGTTGAATCAGAAAATGCACCAGTAGAAAAACAATCATATGTAGATGAGAGATTGTGGAAACCAGAACTAGATAAGTCTGGTAATGGTTATGCAGTTATTCGTTTTCTGCCTGCACCAGATGGTGAAGATATGCCTTGGGCAAAACTTTGGAATCACGCATTTCAAGGGCCAACTGGTAAGTGGTACATTGAAAACTCATTAACTACATTAAATCAAAAAGACCCAGTTTCAGAATACAATTCTAAACTGTGGAACTCTGGTGTTGAAAGTGATAAAGAAATCGCTAGAAAACAAAAGAGAAAACTACAATACTACTCAAACATATATGTAGTGTCTGACCCAAAGCATCCAGAAAATGAAGGTAAAGTTTTCTTATTCAGATATGGTAAGAAAATTTATGATAAATTGATGGAAGCTTTACAACCTCAGTTTGAAGATGAAACTCCAGTAAATCCATTTGATTTCTGGGAAGGTGCAAACTTTAAATTGAAAATCAGAAAGGTTGACGGATACTGGAACTACGACAAGTCAGAGTTTGATAGTCCATCAAAATTAAACGAAGATGATTCCGAATTAGATAAGATTTGGAAGAAAGAATACTCTTTAAAAGAGTTTAATGCACCATCTAACTTTAAGACTTATGATGAACTCAAAAATCGTCTTGACGATGTTCTAAGTGGAACTCAATCATCAACAAGTTCTGCCGAAGATGTAGAACTTCCTAAGACAGAAGTTGACGGAGATGACAAGTCTTATGTAGACAATGTTGTCAAAACAACTTCTAATGAAAGTGATGATAGTTTGGATTACTTTCAGAAATTAGCAAAAGAAGCCTAAACTTCCTTTGTTTCTCCTTATTGAAGGGGTGTTACACTTTTGTGTACACCCCTTTTTTATTATAAATAGTAATGAGAGTAGGAGAGGCAAATATGGTAGACCCAATTACAGCATTTGGAGCTGCAACAGCAGCCTTTAGTGCAATCAAAAAAGGATTTGAAATCGGCCGAGATGTGGAATCTATGTATGGAGACATCGGTAGGTGGATGACAAGTTGTGAAACTGTAACTAAAGAAGCAGCTAGAGCAAAAAAATCTGGTATGAGTGTTGAAGAAGAAGCACTTGAAGTCTTTGCACACAAAAAGAAAATCGCCGCAATGGAACAAGAACTCAGAACTTTCGTGAATATGAATCACGGCCCTGATGCGTGGAATGAAGTTTTAAGAATACAAGCAGAGATAAGAAAAAAAAGAAAAGAAGCAATAGCACTTGCAAAGAAAAAGCAAGAAGAAATGATTATGTGGATTATGATAGGTGTGGGTTCATTATGTTCCCTATGGGTAGTATTTTATGTTATCTGGAAGGCTATGGGACAGTAAAATGGTAATATCCATAGGAGTATTAGAATGAAAAATAATATTTTGAGTAAATTAATGAAAAGTCATTGGTTTTGGATTTATTTATTTGTTATAATTCTTTTTACAGTATTGACTTTTATTGATTTCATAACAAGTTAATTTAATGAAAAAGTTTAAATGGACTCGTTGGCCGAGATTCAGATCACAGTGGAGACACTCAATGCCATACAAGAGTCCAGTAGTAATGTGGGATAGTGAAATGGTATTAGTTGAGATTAAAGAAATAGATGGTGAGAAAGTTCCTATTCATATGTGTAGAGGGAAAAGTACCAGAAAGATACCAGAATATTAACCAAATTGTTGTCTTACAACTTGACTATGGAAACTATCTGTAATTTTTGTATCCATAACTATTGTTTGTTCAGATGGATTAGTTGTAATATTAGTGTTACCACCAGCCATCATAAATGATGCAGTTTGATTATCTTTTTCTGCAACTAATTTCTTATTATCTTTCATAAGTTCAACTAACTCATTTATTTTATCAACTTGTCTTATACTACTTTTTTCAATAATCTCATTATTCTTATCCATCACTTTTTTAATTTTTTCATTGTTTCTTTTCATACTCTCAACAGTAGCAACTCTTTTTTGTTCAATGAGTTTATCAAATTGTTCTTGAGTTATATCACCTGCTTCTAATCTTTTTTGTTGAAACTTCTCAAATTTTTCAAAACTAAGTTGACTCTTTTCAACTTGTTTTGCATATCTTTCAATCTTGTCGCCTGGTGTATCAATTAAATCTTCTGCTTTTATTAAACCAAATGTGAAACCTTCAACTGCACCAGCGCCCCCTGCTAATATTTTTTCAAACTTATTTGCCTCTTTACCAAAAAGTTCATTCGCATTTCCAAATGCTGCGACTGCGTCTACTGCCGAAACAGCCACAGAACCAACTGCAAATCCTACTGGGCCTGCAGCTCTAAGTGCAGTACCAGCAACTCTCGCACCACCTTTTGCAATATTTTTTACACTACCTAATTTTGATACTTTATCTGGTTTAATCGTTTGTTTAGACTGACCCATTTTGGAAACATCAAAGCCTGATGATTTACCACCCTTTACACCTTTTGCACCTTTACCACCTTTACCAAAACCCATCATTCCACCAATACCTCTAACCATTTTGGTTGCAGTGGATATCGCAAAATATATTGCAGCTGCAAATGCGGCGACTGCTATACCTATACCAATTAAAAATGTTTTTTTGAAATCACCTAATGCTTCAGTCGTATCAGTAAACAGTTTACTTACAACAGCACCTAAACCCTCTTCTTTAAATAGTGTGTATAAGTCTTCAACATAAGCAAAAAATGCTTTAGTTATCTCTATGGTTGCACGGATAGTATTTTTTAATCCCTCAAGGAACTTAGGCCACATATCACTATTAATAAATTTTTGTAAAGCAAATAGTGCAGTCAATAAAAGACCACCAGTGATTAAATTTTTTAAAATTGCACCTATACTTTTAAATGTAGTTTCTATTGGTGATGTAATTGCACCCAATATACCTTTACCAAGATTTTGAACAGATGTTAGTAATTTACTACGGTCTCTTTTTTCATCTTTTTTATCTTCGTTACTTTTTGTTACAGACTCTTTTATACCCAATGCAAAGAATTTTATTCTTTCACCAAAAGTTAAAAACCCTTTTTTATTAGCCTCTATAATTTGTTGTTGTAATTCACTTTGTTCTTCTTTTTGTTCTTTTGTTTCATCAATACCTTGAGTTTGTATTTTTTGTAATTTTACTACTTCGTCTGTTGTTTCTTTTTGTAGATTATCAGTTTCAGTAATACCTTCTTTTTTATCAAAAGATTCTCTTTGAGCTGCAAGTCTAGTATCATTAATTATTTCTGGTAATGCATCTTTTAGTCTTTCACCAGCATCATCACCTCTATCATTTTGTTGAATAATAGTTTGTAGACTATCAGTAGTCTCTTTTTGTCTTTTGATAAGTTCTTGAAAGTCTCTTGAAGTAATATCAGCCATTATTTTTTCTTCTCTGTTTTCTTATCTACATATGCATTTGCACCGAAATATGCGGCGACTAGTGCTGAAATTGCAACAAAATATGTTGGTGCAATATCAGCGATTAATTTTGCAGCTGTGTCTTGTCCTAACATTGCAGTAATTAATATACCACTAGGATAAAATAACATACCAAACAATGCGAACCAAGTCATAGTTCTCATTGCATCTCTACGAGCATCTGCATCTTCTAATTCTTTTCTTTTAAATTCCAAATCCATCTCCAATTCTTCTTGGGAGATGTGTCCATCTCCATTCAAGTCTTTTTTAGCTAACTCTGGGTCAACTGTTTTAGGTATTTTGTTGTTGTTGTTTAAGTCGTTCATTTTCGTCTCTTATATGTTCGTTTAATAGTCCAACATATATTTCTCTTTCCCAAGGCACCATATTTTCTAATTCGGACAAACTGTATTTATGATGTTGCATAAATGAAAAGTTTGTTTTAAAATGGTTCTCAAGAGTATCGTGAGAAAGAGCTATGTAAAAAAACTATTCAAACCCTCCAATCTTACTTTTGAAGAAACATTAGTGTTTGGATTATTAATTTCAACATCCTTATACAATTTTGGTATATTATCAAAGAATGTTCTTACTTTGTTAAATTGTGCAGAAGACAAACTTTCAATGAAATCTTTAGTTTCTTTTTCATTAAAGTCTGTTTTTTCATACACCTTTTCACCATCTATTACTCTATGCACACAATTTATAATAATTTTAAATAAGTCTTCCAAAGTAGGACTTTTAAAATCTTTCAAGTGTGATAAATCATCAATAGATGGATATCTAAATTCTATTGAAATCTTATCATCTAGTCTAACTAAATTACTATCTGGTAAAGGTTTATCTACCACCAAATCAGTAAGGTTAACTTCTTTTGTCACATATGTATTTTCTTCATCTGGACATTTTATAGAAACTTTAGTCATTTCCCCAGATGATTTTGCACGAATATTTACAAATAAATACTCTAAATCTGCCATAGGTATTACACCACTTTTTATAGTGTTGTTAGTGCAATTCTCTATAAGATTTTTTACTGCATTAATTACATCTCTTTGTTCACCAGTTTCATTGGCAATCATAAGGTTCTTTTCTTCTTTTACTAGATATGGTCTATATTTAACATCTAGTTGAGAAATTGGTAGTTTTATGTCATAAGTTGACACTTCAAATTTTGGCAAAGCCATAATGTACTCCTTTATCTAACAAATTTACCGATAGTGTTACCAACACCACCAGTGATTATATCTGCGGCTGAACCAGCGGTTGCAATCGCAGTAGGTGATGCACCAGATTTACCAAGAATATCATAAAGAACACCTTTAGGACTTATGATACTGTATCTGGAATCATCTCCAATATATATATCCGACCCTCTCAACCTTAAACTCTTATCTGCAATACTATCATCAACACCTTCTTCTTTGATAGTATGCCACTCTCTATATGCAAGTTCAACGGTTACTCTTTGAATTTCACTAGATGCTTGGTTTAAATCTTGAGGTGAAATTGATTTAGGCCAAACCTCTTTTACTGAAACTCCATAACTGGTTTTTTCTTCTTTTGCACCAGTAAATGCAAAGAAATTAAATGGTATAACTGTATTACTACCTTTACCCATTTGAAATATATCTAGTTCACCTATGTAATTATTATAATAGTTTAAATTGTGATTTACTGGATTGTAAATGTTTTTCATCCACATTTCAAAGAATCTTTTTTCAGACATATCTGCATTACATAAGAATGTTGCTTGTAATGATGCATATTGACCAACACCTTGAGGTAATTCTCTTGGTGGGCCGTATATATTATCATCTGGTGCAGAACGAATACTTCTGCCTGGAAACTGTAAATTTTCTGCTCTTAAACTAACATAACGATTACTTTCACCAGTAAATAATTTACACTTTAAAAATATCTCAAATCTATTTTGTTGTGCTTGTTCTCTACCATATAAAGAACTTTTAAAATCTCTTAATGAAAATACCATTAGATTGCTTTCCTACTATCTGACCACACTTTACTTGCAGATGATTTCTTGAATCTCTGTACTGGTAACATAATTGCAGTCATAAAATCTTCTTCTTCTAATTTCCTAAATCTACTTCTAACATTACTATTTAAGTATCTTTTTAAAGTTGGTTTAATAAGTCTTACTTTTTTCAACGCACTATAATTTGCATTTGGGTCTAAACGACTTAATAGTTGGGCCCTCAACGCATATGGTAAATAGTGAAAATTTATTCCTAAGAAACCATCTCTATATTTTTCTATTGGTAATACCAACGGAAATGTATCATAATATGGTAGTTTGTTTTTCAATTTAGGGTCATATATAAACATATTCAACGCACCAAAGTTAACTCTACCAGTAATCTTTCCATCTCTTATAAGTTGTGATTGAGATGGTGTACCGAGTTCTTTTATACGATTACGATACCATTGGTATGGTTCTTTACCACTTTTCCTTAACTTTGATATTTCGTCAAATATACTCATTTATTATATTTATAAGTGGGATTGAGGTGGTCTTCAGTCAATATTACAAAATCCATATTTCTATCTCTACAATATTCTTTTGCAGCTTTCCATTTTGCAGTGTTCTTTCCCCACTCGTAAACCTCTTTTATGAACGATTTTGTTTTTCTTTTAGGTATTTTAGGTTCAACAGTATATTTTTTAGGTTTGACTTCTATTATCATTTTTTTTAATTTACCATCTGCTCTTTTGACTTTGACATAAAAATCTGGGAAATATCTATGATATTTGCCATCTGTTGGTAAAAAATAAGGTATTATCAGTTCTTCTGACCCCCACTCTAATACTCTAGGATTTTTATCACAATACACCATAAATTTTCGTTCCCACAAACTTCTGTAATAAATAGTAGTAGGATTACCTTTATACTTTTTAGTATCAGAAGGAATGAAACGACCACTATAACTCATAGGAATATTTATATGGTTAATTATAAAGACATTGCAATGGGAAAACCTTCAACTGAGGGTTTGACAAATGATTTTGATGCAGACCCATTTAAACAAAGAGTGAGTCTTGACCAAAACACTAGAAAAAGTAAATTCAATCAAGAGATTTTACAATATCCATTAAATGCTGGTAATGATGGTGGTAGAACACCAGCTGGACATCATATTCAATTTGAAATATTAGAACAAGATGTAGGTTCAATTAAATTTGGTGAATTACCTAAAGAAACGACTGATGAAGTAGTTGGTATCAGTTCATTAATAAGTAACTCTGCTGTTGCAAGAGATGTTGTTGTAAGTAAAAATGGTTCTGTGTTTACTTTAGTTCCAGCATTATCACAGAAAGCACAAGCTGCAAGTGAGTCTGGAAATTCAAGTAGAGCTGCACAAGAGTTAGGTCTTAATCCATTTATTAGTGGTGCGGCAGAAGTTAAAAGAGTTCAAAAACAAGGTGCAAGAATTAGAAACCAAACATTTGCAAGAGCACCGACAAGTAGACTACAAAGTCTTATAAAATTGTTTATGCCTCCGTCTGTTGAGGTTACATATGCACCACAGTATACTGATATGGAAATAGGACTTGGTGCAAAAACAGCTGCTGGAGCAGTTGATACATTTGTCAACACCAAAGGTGATTTTGCTGAAAAAATAGCTGCGGCAACTGATGAAGTTATGAGAAAAAATAATTTAGTTGAGAAAGCTGGGATTGGTACGATAGATACAATGGCGCCTGGTTTTAAAGCAATATTATTTGGTAGGTCTGGTAAAGCAGTTAACAACAGAATGGAATTAATATTTTCTGGATTACAAAAAAGAAGTTTTTCATTTAATTTTAAATTTTTACCAAAAAGTTATCAAGAAGCAAAAGCAGTTTACAATATTGTAAGAAGATTTAAGTTTCATATGTTACCAGAAATTGCTGGTGATGTAACAACATCAAGAACATTTGTTACACCAGATGTTTTTGATATTAAGTATATGATGAATGATGGTAAAGAAAATGAATATATCAACAAAATATCAACTTGTGTATTAGAAAATATGAATGTAAAATATGGCGGTGATAGATATCAAACATTTGACCCATCTATGGCAGAGGCAGGAGCGCCAGATGGAATGAAAGCTCCACCAGTACAAACAGAAATGACACTTCAATTTAAAGAATTAGAATTAGTGACACAAAACAATGTATTAGCAAGAGGTTTTTAATGGCATACTTTCAGAATTTTGAAACTCTAGTATATGATATAGTAGGTGATGACAATCCAA